CGTTAGCCACGGATTGCAGAGAGGCCAATTGGGGAAAGACGACGGGGCTGACGGTGTAGGTGTAGTTACTAGCCGCAGTAACGGAGGTGAGGATCGGATTGAGCGGGCGCGGGAAAACAACGAACGAAGTGTTCGTGGCCCCGATGGAAATGTTGGATGACGTGTACAACGTAGCCAACCCAGTCGGGAGTGCGCATCCCGCTCCTAATCTAACGGGTGGGCAGTTGAAGGGGTCGTTCAGACAACACATGTACGACTTCATGTCACCGCCACCAATGCCCAACCGACTTCCGATGCTGCCAGCAACTCTATTCCGGTTGCGAACGCGACCGGCAGGCACTACTGCCAGGTTGGAAGGGCGGTAGACTGCGACGATCTTTGCGTTGCGACGTTGTCGGCGGCGCGCGACGGCAACGACGCGACGCCTGGCGCGACCCAAGCCTCGTCGGCCCGGGCCGGGGTTGGGTTCGACACCCTCCGCAGTGAGGTCGCGCACCCAATCCGACGGCGAGTCGCACTCGGAAGGGCGCCAGAATTGGTAGTCTGCGCGACCCGTGTCGCGATCGCAGAGGAGTTGGAGAGCCGGTGACGAGATGACGCTGCCGGCTTCCTTGACGGTGGCCAGTCTAGCCACGAGCGTGTCTTGCAGACTCTCGCTCCACCCATAGATGTCCCCGAGATGCGCCCACGTGTCCGGAGAGGGCTCGCCAGTGTGCTGATGGTTCATCTTCCAGGGCTCGTCTCGGGGGGTCACTGGCTTGACTCCCTCAGTGACCCTCAAGACGGCATCGAGGTAAGCCCGGAGAGGCGGGCACCCCGAACTGGATGAATAAAGCGACATGGCCGCTCCTCTGGCGATCTGCTTGGCCTTATGCGGCGTCTCAGCACGGACGCTGTAGCCGATCTTCGCGATGGTCTTACCAACCATGGGGATGAAATTCCACCCGGTGGTGGTGTGAGTTAACCTGCAGCTAAGGAACTCGACCTCGTGCAACTGGCTGACGTGCTTGACGGTGGCTGGGAACCCAAGGCGGGACAATTGGGTGGCGAAGTCGATGCGGTGGCCCATGTAAAAAAGGGCACCGTCATCGCCTCCGGCGAAAAATCTGCCAGCAACGTCACGCGGGTCACACTCACGGACGCGGCAATACACGAAGGTCATGAGCGCGCCATTGAGGATGGTGTTGAAGAGCGTGGTCCACGGGTCCCCGGAATTGCGCACGTAAGGGGTGTTGAACTTCACCCCCTCACGCGAGACTCCGTGGGTCTCGAAGTTGCCCTGCATGAGTTGTAACATGGCGCAGGGGGCCACGTGCCTCTTGCAAATCTCGCGCTCCATCTCGCCGATCTGGATGCCCTGGGACGAGTCATAGCCATCGAAGTCGACGTTGGCCATCTGGTCCCAGTCCTGGTCCGTCATGCTCTCGGCGAGCTTCTTGGAGCAGACGCCCGGAGCGTAGACCAGCTTACCGTTTGGCTTCCACTTCCTCCTAACGAGGCCGGTGAGGCCCTTAATGAACGGAGCGGTCATGACGACAAACTGAGGTGTGGCAGCAAGAATTTGCCGGGGCGATTTGTCTTCAGACTTCAACACGGTCTCGTTCTTGACCGAGGCTTCGCGTTTTGTCCATTCAAAGACTTGCCCTGGGGTGAGGCGAGTGTGCGCTGTGATGCCCTCCCTATGGAGGTCCCGCGCGGTGCGCTCATACATCTCCTTAGCGGCCGCGGAGGAGTTGGAATCTCGTATCCAAGCCAACACGTGTTCCAACCACTCATCGGGGTCCGACGGGACGCTGATCCTCATCCAATCAGCGACGATGTGGGGCCAGTGCTTGAGAAACCAAGTGACGAACTCGGCACGGTCCGCAGGGTGAAACGGGGCGGGCTGGGCTGCAGATCGCTTGCGGAGAGCCGAGACCGTGTTGTCCTGGTTCTTGGCAAAGACCACGGGAGTGTGCCCCTCCACGGCAATGCCAGTGACGCGCGCAGCATCGGCCCTAACGGCGTCTGGGCTCTTCTTCTCCAACTGCAGGCGCTTGATAACG